GTCATGGTTTTAATTGACCTTGGGTCTGTGGTATCAAAACCGCTGGAGTGACCTCCGCGAGCGGTAACAGGTGAAATCGGCGCAGGTGCGCTGGATGTACGTTTTGTAACGGGTTCAGAAGCAACTTTCGCTTCCAATCTTCCTATCTCTTTGGCCTGCAAGAACGGTTCAAGTCGAGAAATGCGGTCAGCTTCCTTGGGGTTTGTGCCGAGATAGTATGCAATATCAGGGCCGTTATCCGAGGCTTGAATTGTCTGAGCCATCACGTTAGTAATCGGTAGCTTGGGATTGTACGCAACTTGTTCAAAGTCCTCGTATTTGCCCCGCGCATCTTCTTCCTTTTCGTGATAGTTCCCAAGCAACTCCTGTTGCTGTTTCGCGTATTGTTGCTGGTGAACAATCTGCGCTGCCTTGGAAGTCGTCAGTGCATCAACGTATTCCTCGGTCGTCGTAAACTGTTCCGGCTTAACATGCTCTACAGGGACGGGCTTTGGTGCTTCGGCCTGCCTTGCTTCGCGTTCCCACTTTCGCTGCTCTCTTGCAAGCCGTTTACCGATGGCCGCGTCCAAGTCCTCTTGTGTGAATACCTTAGACTCAACTTCGGGTGCTGCTTCCGGCGCTGCTATCTCAGGTTCAGGTGCTGCCGTAGCGACCTGTTCCGGCGCGGATACTTCCGCTATTACTTCTTCAGACATGGCTTGATTCCTTGGAATCCCTGGCGTTCCGCGCCAGTGCGGTTATAGTGCTTTAAGTTCATCAATTGAAGTCAGCGCATCGACTTTTTTCGTTATGTCACGCAGCCGTTGTTTTTCTTTAATAATTTCTGATGTATCTGCGCCCGTTTCTTGCGCTCGTTGAAATTCTACGTCCTGCGCTTCCAGAAGTGGCTTGCGTTCAGCGCGTAGTCTGTCTTTTGTTAAAACCTTAGCTTTGTCAATATCGACAACCACGTTTCCGGCCTCAACCGCCCATGCGTTACGGAATGTGCGATCTGTCGGTATCACTGATTCGTCAACATACTGAGAGTTGATAGCATCGTCAGGCAGTTTATCCCACGCTCGCTGTTCAATCTCGGCATCCGTTGTCAATGTTTCGCCTAATGTATTGCGAATTGGGTTGACAATTGACAGACCACCATCAGGGCGAGTGTAAATTATTTTTCTCATTATTGATCCCCAAAGCCTTGCACAAAGAAGCGATTCGGGTCTGTGAGTGTGCCGCTAGTAGTGACATATGTCCGAACCTCGCATGAACCCGCAGCGACTGTGCTGCTAAATTTACAAGCTGTTGCGTTGCTGTTTTCCTGCACTTGCGCGGCTCCTGTCCAGTTTGCCGAGGAAAAATCAGTATCAATAGTTACACCCAATATTCCAACGCCGCCATCTGAAATACTAGCAACGTTGTAAGACGCAGTAATAGATCCAGCCGGGTCAGCAACCACCCAAAATTTTGCCGCGCTTGGGTGAAATTGCTGGCGACCGGGCGTAACCGGCGCAGTAACCGCTGTCCCCGTTTCCTGTTGGGCTTGAGTTGCTGCAATCGTTGTAAAATCCGCGCTTGCGGGAGTGCCAAGTGCTGTCGTTGTTAGCGTCGGACTGGTCAGTGTTTTGTTTGTCAGCGTTTCCGTTCCCGCCAACGTAGCCAGTGTGCCGGTAACAATCGGCAACGTAATCGTTGGTGTTCCAGCAACAGCCGGGGTTACTATGGTTGCAGTGCCGGAAGTGCTACCCGTTATTGCCACGGCTGTGGCGCTGACAGACCTACCCGCAGTCAAATTGCTTACCGCAACTTTGGCTGTTACGCCGGACTGAACAATAGGCAATACCTCTGTACCCGCCAGAGGCGTCGTTGCTGCGGGTAGCGCGGAGATTTTTATGTCGGCCATGATTTATTTAAGACTTCATGATGTAGCAAAGGGCGTAATACGGCGGGAGGTTTGCATTGGTCGGACTTACGCCTTCTGTGCTGTTGGCTACGGTAATGCTAGTAACTCTTGTTCCTGTGACTGCATTGGCATCATTACCAATAAAAAAGCCTGTGCCGCTATTGCCGGAAAAAGCACCAGCCGTCGCTGTTGTGGTGTGGTTGTGTCCCGGATCAGTAACCGTTGCCGTATGCGTATGGCTCGGCAAAGAAGCAGTTGCGCTGCCGCCGGTGGCATTTACAGCATACGTAGACCCCGCGCCTACAACAAAACTGTCCCGCAGATCGGGTGTGCTGGATGAGCCGTTGCATAACAACCAGCCCGTAGGAATAGACGCCACACTTCCAGACCAAATTATAATCATGCCAGATACAAATGCCGCTTGCATCGTCGGTAAAGCCCCAGCGCCGTTACTGGTCAACACTTGCCCGGCAGTCCCTACCGATGCGATAGATTGAATCGGGTTAGTAGATGTAGTCCCGCCGCACAACACCGCATACGCGGTGTTAGACGAAACGCCCGTCCCGCCCGCAGAAACCGGAAGCGCGTTACCCAGCGCCGCTATGCCAGAAAGATCGTCAGCACTCCACAACTGAACATCTGCGCTTGTTTTTAATATTAGTTTGTACGCTACCGCACTGTCCAGCCAAACTTCGTTAGTGCCTGAAACGCGACCTTCTGAATTCAGTATGATCGGGTTTGCATTAGATACTGAACCACTGGCGCTGGTGTAGGTGGTCTGCGGTGTCGTAGTGCCAGCAGCATAGGTGTACAGCTTGCCGCCGGACAATGGGACGCCGTTAGCATCAAAGAACTGCCAACCTGCGCCAGCAACGGGGGAAAGACCGACGGTCATTTTTGTTTACTCAAAAAATAGGGTTGCTGCTACCGTCCCCGATATAACAACGTAAATTCCTTTGCTTGCCGTTATACCATTCGCGGTGAAGGTGTGATTAGTTGCCGCTGTGGGTGTAAACACGCCCAATATAATCGGGTCACCAGTGTTTGCGGTGCCAGAATCGTAGATTGTGATGGTTGGCGTGGCGCTTGCGGCGCTAATAAAAATGCCTTTTAAAACCGCAAACCCAACTTTAATTTGATGAGTTGCGGTGATATGTTCATAGGTGGCTGACATGATTGACCTCAAGCTAAGAATCGGAGTTTGTAAAGCGTGCGTAAGTAGACTTCTACGATATTGTCGATAAGTTGCTGCAACGAACTGTCCGACTTATCCACCACCTCATATCTGCACGCTTCAATTTCCTTCAACTGATCTTCCAAAAACTCAATGATGTTAGCTGTTTTCTTAGCCGACATAAGCGAGATAGGGCCGATCAGACCATGCCGCCCTTGGTAGGCTTCGGCAAAGTCGTCGGCAGCGCCTACGATACGCTCGTAGAAGATGTTCAAGGCTACGTGCTTGGAGTAACTGCGGGTGTTGAGATGGACGCTGTGCGCCACATCTCGCGCTAAAAACAGCATCCCCATAAAGTCGGTGCATTTCACTGTGGCATCCCTTGCGGTGGCGGCATTTGTTCCATAGGCATCATTTCAGGCGGCGGCATCTGCTGCATGTCCGGCGGCATCTGTTGCATGTGAGGCATGTTCTGCATCATGTCTTGAGGCATCATGTCTTGGTCACGCCCTGGCATCTCGTTAATCAGATCGCCAGATGTAATCATGCCGTGGACGGTTCCCATAACAATGTCTTGAATCTGCTCTGGCGACATTCCGGCCTGCACCGCGCTGATACGTTTAGTCTCCGCGTCGTATGCTTTGACTTGGCTGTCAAACTCCTTGACCTTCAGCGTCTGCGCTTCCATTGATTGGTTTACATTTTGCAGCATCTGCTGCATCTGCTGCATTTCCTGAGTCATCGCTTGCATTTGTTGCTGTGCCTGCGCCAGTTCCGGCGACATATCCGAATCGTCCGTCAACTTAGGATCGATGGTTTTTGCAAAGCGTTTGCTCATTTCTTGAGCGCCAGGCCAATCCATGTTTTTAATAAACAAGTCTCCAGCCACAGCCCACAGGTTAGGATTGCCTTGCAACAGTCTGCTCATGGCATCTAGCGATTCCTGCCGCTTGGTCATGTAGCTTGGGCCGGTGCTTACCGCAACGTCGTATTTGCCAACATTAGGGTTGTAAATCTTCTTGATGGTCGCGCCGGTTTGCTGGTCAACAATCTTTTTCACCGCTTCGGGTTGCGTCGGGTCGATCATGGCTTGATCTGTTTCGCCATCAAGACCAATGATGCGAGCTACTCGTTGCGTGTCGTAGATTTTGGGAATCATATCCACAAGCTGCCGCGTGGCGTAGCGAATGGCGCGAGCAAGGTTGTCGATGAAATGATAGGTGCCGGTGTCGCCTTGCTTTTCACGCGCAAGAATAGCCCTGCCTGATGTTTCATTACCAGCTGCGCCGAGACTGCTATCGTATTGTCCGGTCGTGCCTTTAATGTCGTCAGCGGCACCTAGTTTGGCTTGCAACAGGCCATTCTGTGCCAGCGGTGGCGGTGCGCGTTGAGGTAGCGGCAGCGGGCCACCAGCGCCATCGGTCACATCTGGATTGACTTCAAGGTACGGCCAGTTGTTGATGTTGGCCGTTTTCCACTGCGTTTCGTAACCCTCAAACTGACCGCCATAGCCGATAAACGGTGCCTTGGGTGCCAGCGCCAGCATCTCGGCTTCTTGGCTAACCCAGTAGTTGTACATGCGCTGCGCGTCTTTAGCGTTCCGTACCAGACCGCTGACGTACATCCGTCCGTCTATCTCAAATTCGTTGCCAATTACGCGGATTACCGGGATGTATTTGCCCGCCCAATCGCGTTCCTCCAGCACCTCAAAACCGTTAGTCTTGCACCATTTGACTGTCCGAACGTCCACATCTCTGGTTTTTGTCGCCACCAAACCCATCATTTCAATTTGCTTTGCCTCGGGGGAACCCGCCATTGCGGTCATTCCACCGGGGTATTGGTTCAGCTTCTTGGATTCGTGCTTGATGTAAAAATACTCAGCAATCCGCACCGTGTCTTGGTTAATCCACGCGTTCAGTTGCCCGTCGCCCACACCGTAAGCTAGGCTCGACAGCGGTGCCGCATCGGGAAACTCACGCTCATAAACCTCTTTCGTAATTTCCTGATTGATGAAGCACCACTCTGCGTCCGAACCGCAGGGGTCTTGGATCGTCGGGTCCATGTAGACGCTGAAACTGTCACGAATACGCCCAATCCGCAAGTCTTGCTCAAAACTCTGGTCGTCGCAATACTCGGTCAGGATGCGGAAGTAACCCTCGCCAAAGGTAACCTGGTTGTCGCAGGCGGTGTCGTAGGCTACGTCAGCGTCCGAGATATACTCGATATGCCGCACGATGCCGTTGAATATCTCGGCCACCTCAACGTCAGCCTTGTCGTCAGCCGGTATCACCTTGCCGCTTGGCCGGTTCTGCCGCTGGTCGTTGGTCACTTGCAGCACATGCTGCGGCAGCTTGTTGATGGTCAGGCAGGGTCGGGCGTTAATCGTCTGGCCCTGCACCGAGCCGCGCGTCGCCAGCACGTCAGCGGGCCACTGCCACTGGTTGTCAGGGCTTGCAGCACGAAAACGCAGGTCGTCCAGTTCGTCCTCGCGGGAGTCCGAATACGCGCTGATCGCCATCGTCAGGCGGGTACGCATGGTCGCCAGCATCTCGCCGTTGTCACGGTCGGACTTAGTGCCGCCTGACGAGACTGCGCCTGCTTCGTTGATGCCGGTGTCTTGATATGCCACTATTTTTTCTTCTTCGCCGCTTCGCGCTTGACCGAATAGGCTATCGCAACGGCCTGCTTTATAGGCTTTTTGGCGGCAACCTCGGCCTTGATGTTCTTGCGGAAGGCCATCGGGCTAGGTGACTTGACGAGGGGCATGTTATCGTTTCTTTGCAGTTTTAGCCGATTGCTTAAACGCTTTGGCCGTTGGTGCGCCAGCAGCACCAGGCTTACGCATCTTCTCTTTACTGCCCGCAGCTATTCGGTCGCGTTTGGCGTTAATGTTGGCATACAGTCCGTTTTTCATTAAGCACCCATCCAGCTAGTCGCACCACGGTTTACATTCTGCGTTGGCATAACGTGCTTGCGCTGCGCTTTGGCATCGGTCTTGATGATGCCGGGGAATAGCTTAGTCATCGCCCAAACAAACGCATCTGCGCGGTTCGGGCTGCGTTCTCCCATGTAACCGTTGGTCGTCATTGAGCAAAGCTCATCCTCAAGTTCGGGGAACGTGCCGCCGAACCGAATCTTGCCTTGCTCAGTCAATGCCGAAACTGGTTCCGCTCGCACTGCTTTACCTCTGCTTGCGTTGATTAACTCGCATTTTAGGTACGGATTGGCGCTTTTTATCACATGTCGCACCATTTCGCCACCATAATTTTTTTCTGCTACTACCAGGTCGGCTGCGTGACGGTCGTAAGCAGTTGCCACCACGTTTGCCCAAACGCTTGGCCCTGCCTTCATCGTGCAGTCCTCAAGCACGTAAGCCCGCCCGTCAATGCCGAGGCCAGCCACCACAATCCCAATTTCGTCGTTACCGGCATTGTCGGTGTCTCCGCTGCCTGACGGGTCAACAGACACGACAACCCGCAGCATGTCCGGCAGTCCTGAAGTCTCGCGGTGGGTGTCAATCATCTCTACGTTCCAAAGCGCACCAGCGGCTATGTCTGCAAACTTGCCTTCCAAAAACCGCAAACGCATCCGAGCCGGTAAGTTCTCCAGTTCCTTGATGTAATCGGGCGGCAGGTTCTCCAGATTGTCGCGGGGGTTGATGGTCATCATGCTGAAGTTGACCAAATCAGACAGTGCCTTGCCAGACTCCGGTTCAACCTTCTTAACGAACATCTTGTACGTCCAATGCGCCATCGACGGAGGATTGCAGTCGTAGAACGCCTTCAAACGCATCTGCCGCTGCTGCCCACCCACTATTGCCATGCAGTTCTGCGCGAGGCGTGTGATCGCCATGTTGCGCGCTGAAAGGGGTATCTGGCTGCACT